ATAATATTTGACAAAATATATAATATATTGTAAAATAGATTTAGAGGAGTGCGATTTCTTCTCACATCTTTTTTAGTCAGTCGTAGGTGGTGCTACGACTGACTTTTATTTTTATTAATAAATTGATTAAATTGTTTTATAACTTTTTGCTCGAGTGGGTGCTTATAAAAAGCATTCCTTTTTTCAAGCTCTTGCATACGCTCTGATCTATATGTCGCAGCTTCAAGACTTATATTACATAACCGAGATATTTCCGCAGCGGTTAAAATCTGCAATTCGTGCAGTACGCACGCAGGAGCGAGCAAGTCACGAGCGAATACATTTGCCGAGTGTTCTGCACCATCTGTTGTCGCAAAGCCGGCACCGTCTTTGTTGAACAAATGACCTAAAAATATATGGCCAAGTTCGTGTGCAATCGTAAATCTACAACGTTGGGCAGATTGTTCATCTGCGTAAATGATATATAATTTATCGTTCTGCATAAGCGTTGCGCCACTCTCGCTGTTATTAAGCAGATTGACCGCTGAATTTTTTAGTAAAGTAATATCAGCTTGTTTAGCTATTCGACTAACCTTAACAGGCAAACTGTTAATTTTGTAATCAATCAAACAATGCCAAGAAGCATTACGAGCATTTTTGTAACATCCATAATTCAATCCAATCACCTCATAGAGTATTGTACCCTATGAGGTTTTTTTATTTTACAAATGTTATAAATCTGAATCGTCAGGAGTGAATTCGCTAAGGTCAGGCATATTTACTATTTCAATAGGCTGACTGTTGTCTTTGCTGCGTGCTGCTTTCACCGTTGGTACTAATTCTTCTTCATCTATATGTAAAATAGTGTCAATAGTATATTGATGTTCAGGATGATTGCGATAAGCAACAACAAGTTTCTTTTCGTGTGCATTAAGAGTTAATTCGTTACTATCACAATTATAATTTGATCTATCCATAGGAACATCAAATCCCATTAACCAAGCTTCATTAACATTTAGTGCAAGACCTAATATGTATAATTTATTTTGTCCCGGTTCAACTTTACCACTAACATATTGACTTAAATCATTTTTATTAAGTTTAATTCCGTATTTTTTGCTATATGGAGCAGCTAAATTAAGAATATCAACTTGTTTAAGATTTAAATCTGACATTATTTGTTTCAATCTATACGAAGTTGTATACTTTTTCACTTATATCACCTTGCTTTAAGTGTATTGTAACACATCTTGAACAAAAGTTCAATAGCATATTGAAAAAAAGTTCAATTTTTTTGAAGAAAAGTATTGACATAGTAATCAAGCTGTGTTATTCTAAAATTGTTCAAAGAGATTGAACTACAAAGGAGTTGATTAAATGCCATTCGATTATAGAAAACTTGAAGGACTTGTTAAAGAAAAATGTAGGACTAGAGCCATTTTTGCATATAAAATGGGCTTATCAGAACGAAGCATATCTTTAAAAATGAACGGAAAAACACAATGGAAACAAACTGAAATCTGCACAGCTTGTGAGATTTTAGGAATTAGTAATGAAGATATACCGAAATATTTTTTTGATCCAAAAGTTCAAAACATTGAACATATTAAGACAGCATAAGAGGTGATTATATGCCTAAGCTAAAAAAGACAATCAAAGCTGAACAGGAACAAGCATATATGTCAAGAGTGGCGCAGCTTATTTTTGCGAAACTGTGCTGCGCAGGGTACAACAGAGAAAAGGTTAGCAAACTCTTTGGCATTAACCCTGCTACCTGTTCAGCTCGAAAAAACCAAAAGCCGCAGAACCTGCGGCTTGAAGAAATCGTAAAAGCAGCGGATGTACTCGGTGTAGAACCGTATGAGCTGCTGATAATCCCACACGAATTGAGGTGATAAAGTGAATAAAGAAAATATACAAATCTGCATCAAAGACGGTGAAGTCATAGCCTTGCAGGGTTTAGACACCGTTACGGCTGAAAGGCTCGAAGACATACTAAACTATGTAGCTGAAACTAAAGAGAGCCTCGACAATCACAAACTTTGTAACAAAGCAGTCGGATTTAAGCGTGTTGTTAAGAACTGCAAGAAGTTTATTAAGTGCTGTAAGTACGCAATAAAAAATTAATTAAAAGGAGATATTTATATGAAAAAATCTATAAAAGAAAAAGTGCTTGAGATTATGGCACTTGCACTCGAGTTTAATGGTAAGCCGACCAAACAGGAGCTCACAGGCAATAAACCGACGATATTCGTTGACTTCGCCGGACATGTGTGCGAATTAGATGTTGGCATATATATGGACGGGTGGAGCTCTTCAGCCAACAAAGATGTTAAACAGATGTATTTGGACAGTCCGTCAGCGGCTAAAGAACTCGACAGAACATTAACGGACCTCAAGACTATTATCGCAAAATATGAAGAAAACCGCTGAAACTCTCGCACAGTTTCAGCGGTGTGAAAAACTAATTGAGGTGATAACAGTGCAGAAATTAATACACAACAGATTCAACGAGCCGTACAGAATTATTGATGTCAACAACAATCAGATTAGAATTGAGGACATTCCTGATAACCTTATAGGCTTGGTGCATAAGCTTAATGACTATGAGGCAACTGGCTACAATCCCGATTTTATCGACACAATATCTTATATCCTCGAAGATATGAAGGATTTGCTTGAAAATCCCACAGCCGAGAACATCAAGGCTTGCAGAGCCAAAGTCGATTACATTTTAAGCGCAAAAGACAAAGCCGCCAGCTAATGCACAGCTGGCGGCAAAGTGAAAAGATATAAAAATATTTACCGTTTTTATTATATCTTTTCTCTCTTAAAAAATCAAGAGGTGAAATTATGAATATTTTAGAAAATGCAGTCAACTGCATAAAAAATCAAGGCAAAGACTATAAAAAATACTCAAATGAGTGGAATGTTATGCAGCAGCTCATTGACATCATCACAGCACAGCCGGAGAGTGCGGAAATTGTGTTGCAGGACCTAAATGTTGAAGAAATGCATGTGCCTGCACTCGTGAAGAAAATAACAAGCAAGAAAATTGCAAATCCTGTTGAAGTTATGAACGCTATTTGCGACTTTTACTCAATCCCAAAACCGAGCGAATTGCCGCCGGAAGTGTGGCGAATGAACAGCACCTCTCCTGCCCCGACAAAGTCTGAAAAACAAGGCTTTATAAACCTTATGGATTTACTGTGAGGTGAGTATAAATGCAGAGAAAAAAGCTGTTAGCGTTAGAAATAAATAAAAACCGTGCGGATGTACCTGCAATGCAAGCTGTAGTTGAGTTTCAGCATAAAGGCAAGTATGTCAATTATACGACACACCAATACAATTATGTTTATGATGCCTTTATTGATGAGTCAACAGGTGAAAAAACTCTTATAGTTGATATGTTTAAGCCTGCCCCGGCGGCGGAGTTCCTCTATAGACTGTTCATCGGGAAAAACAAGCAAGGTGATGACAAATGGTTTATCGTTAAATCAGACGGCACAGTCAGTGAAAGCAGTTTGCCGGTTGATTATTACTGCAATCAATTCTATTATCAGTTCAGCGCTGATACTGATAAGGTCATTGATGAGTATTTGTCAGATACTAAATCATATGCAAAAGGTAAAGGCATCAAAAAAATAATAGCTTGGCAAAAAGCAGTCAGGGAAAAAAGGCTCAAAGATAAATATCAAAAAATTAAAGACAGCATAAGTTATGAATTAGCAGAAATTCGCCCACTGCCGCAGGCGGTACATAAATGGATTGATAATACCGTAATGGCATATAGCCGATATATGTTTTATGATGCCAACAGCAAAAAGCAGACTACTGCAAGATGTTCCGTATGCGGTAACGAGGTTACTATTAACAAGGTACGCAGCGGAGATAAAGTCACTTGCCCTGTCTGTCACAAAAAGTGCACTGCAAAACCATATCGAAAATATTTGAATTCAAACGGCTTTTGTAACAGAGAAACAATAATGTATCTGCAACCGTTCAAAGGAACAAGATTTTGTGCTCGTGAGTTCATAATCGAATACTACTACGATTGCGGCAGAATTAATCCGTACATCAGGATTAAAGAACTTGTACGCACAACTTGCGACTTTGACGGACAAGAAATGCGAGTGCAGGAACAATACACATATGACGAAGATTACAAAGGTGGTGACTGGCGAAAGGGTTTTTATAAAAGTGTAAACTCAAGTTTGCAACTCTACCCCGGCACACTCAATAAGATATTTAAGCGTGTAAAAGGATTCAACAAGTGGCATATCGACTACGGCAAGATTGCGAGGTTGTGCAACCCGATTGCGTTTGAAAAGTTATATAACGCAGTCAATAAAGTTGCAAGTCTTAATAATATCATTAACAACGGATTAATCAATCTTGCAAGAGATGTCATTACATATAGATACAACGGTAATATTGACGGATATGACTTAACGAAAGGCTCATTATCTAAAAGTTTTGGGATTACAAAAGATGATTTAAAAATTTTAAAGCATCTCAATCCCGGCATACTTGAGTTGCAACTATACAAAGCATATCAACAAACGGGCAGAAAAATTGACATTGAAGAGTTAAAAGAATTTTTTACAATCAACGCAATGATTAATTGTGGGGTTAATGATATGCGAAGAATTTTAGAGCACAGCTCGCTAAGAAAATTTTGTCAATTTTTCCGCCGATGGGAAAACGGAAATTGCGCAAAACAGTATGATAGCTACTATTGGGACCAAAGGAGAACATTTTTTAGAGATTATAAAGACTATATAGAAAACGCTACCTTGCTCGAATATGACTTATCGAATTTAGAAGTCCTCTACCCTAAAAATTTTAAGCAGGCTCACGATTTAGCGTCGGATATAGTCAACGACAAAAATTTCAGCGAAGGAGAGCTGCCGCAGATAGCCCGACAGTATGAAAAATATAGAAATCTGTACAGCTATGAAGATAAAGACTTCTGTATTATGCCGCCCGTAAGACACAATGACTTAAAAAACGAGGGTAAAACACTATGCCATTGTGTAGCGACCTACGCAAAAAAAGTAGCAACAGAAAAGACAATTATACTTTTCATTCGTAAGACAAGTGAAAAAGAAAAGCCTTACTTTACGCTTGAGCTTAATCCTGTGACACTTAGAATTGAGCAGTGCAGAGGATTTGAAAATTGCTCATATCCGAACAAAGTCAAAAAATTTATGGATAAATGGTACAAAACAAAAATAGAACCATTGAAAACATTGAAAAGGAGTAAAGAAAAATGTCAGACAACAGAAGCATAATGAGTATAGCTGATTTCAACATCACTGAAATGTCAGCAGATACAATGTCAGCACTAAACACTCATCAGAAAATAATAACAGCAGAGCAGACGGCTGCAAATGCAATGATTAGCTTGTGTGAAAATCTTAAATTAATGAGAGATAAGCACTTATACGAAGCGCTCGGCTTTGAAACATTTGATACATACACAGAGCAAGCCTGTGGCATTAAACGCAGACAAGCTTACAACTACATCAGCACATACGAAAAGCTTGGCGGTACGGTTTTGCAGTCAAATGCACAGCTTGGTATTACTAAATTGCAATTACTTACAGAAGTATGTGCAGTAGACAGAGCTGAAATTATAGCAGAAAATGACCTTGCCGGCATGTCGGTCAAAGAAATTAAAGAACTTGTTGAAAAAAGCAAGCAGCAAGGTGAACAGCTTGCTCTTCTCGGTGATGAGCTTAACGACAGCAACAACGCACAGAAATCGTTACAAGCAGATAAACAAAATCTCGCAGAGGAAAACAAGTTATTGCACAAACGAATTAAAGAACTCGAAAGCAAGCCTGTTGAGGTTGCTGTACAAGAACCAACGCAAGCACAAATTGAAGCAGCGGCAAAAAGCAAAATAAACAGCTTAAAAGCGTCATTTGAAAAAGAAAAACAAAACGCTGTTGAAGAAGCCGTTAAACAAGCTACAGAAAAAACAAAATCAAGCGTTAAAGAAACTCTTGAGAAAGACTACAAAGCAAAGCTTGAATCTATTGAAAAAGAACGACAAGCCGCTCTTGATAAAGCAAAACAGTTAGCAAATAGACTTGATAAAAATGCAGATGCCGAGCTTGTCACTGCAACGCTTTATTTCAATGAATTGCAAGCACAGCTTGATAAATTTATTAACAGCGTTGAGAAAATTTGTGAAACAAATTCGGCGCAAGGTGAAAAGCTCAAGCAGATTGCACAAAACTTCTTGAGCAATACTATTGCAAATCTTAATTAATCAGTTAGTAAGCTCCGCACGGCTTTACTATATATCAGAAAGTACAACTTTCGTTGATTATTCTTCCTAAAATATAATACTGACTTGCATAATGTTATTGCGGAGCAGGTGCGGCTGCTCTTTTAACTTTTATAGAGAGGATATATACATATGAAAAAGAGAAAACTTGACAACTTGGATTTAAAACAGCGTGAAATCGACGAATACAACAAAAAGCATAAAACTCACTACAGCTACGGTATGTACACAGCATTAGTCCGAATAGGTAAAATTATACCCGACTGTGACAGAAAGGAAGTTAAAAAATAATGAAAACAAAAAAGTGCTTTGACATCTGCAAGAAAAGTGGAGTCTTTTATGTGTATCAAGCCGAATATGATGAGCAGTGGCTTTCTGACGGAAGAGCCTACTACCCTATCACAGGTTTACCAATGCTGACAGAAGACAGCATATGCAAGCTCTATGATATTAACGATACTCAGAGAAACAAGTGTTGCTTTGAATTTTTTGTTGGCACTCCTCCAATCTTAGTGTCTGACAGTGATCCAAATGAATCAGATGCTGAGATGTGGGATATTACAATAGCAATCAAAGATAAGATAGTCATACCGATTTCGACCGAAGAGGGAATTTTATTTGTTGATATAAAATATTTAGCTCCGTTTACCGATATGCCAAATGGCGATATGCGTTTGAGTATAAGAGATGGGATTAATGGCAAGAAATATGTATGCGTCAAGTTTGGCTTGATAGCATATGCATTTATTGCTCCTGTTGATGTGATTAACGACGAATTTGTAAATAAGATTGAAAAACTATACTCACAGTCAAAAATAGCATTGAACAATTTAGGAGGTTCGATTAAGTACAATGAAACAGTATGAAGCAGACGAACAAAGTAAGCGTATAGCTCGGAAAAAAGCTCTTCTAAAGCGCAAAGAGGCGAAAAAACAAGAAGAATTACAAAAGTACACTTAGTGACGATTATGTAGACAGCAGTAATGCTATTATGGACGGCTATAAATAAGGAGGATATTATGAGAGAAATATTATTCAGGGGAAAATTCGGAAACGAATGGAAGTACGGCTTTTTGAGTATTGAACCCAGAGGCTTGGTAATCAAAGAGCAGTACAAAAATGGTAGTTCAAATGTGTGGCATATCGAAAGCGACACAATAGGTCAGTACACAGGAATGACTGACAAGAATGGCACGAAAATCTTTGAGGGTGATATCATTGATTTTCTTTACCGCTCGGATGGTGACGACTATGGAATCGTTCAGTACGATGTTGATGAAACTGAATTTGGATTTGTGTATAATTTAATCTATGATGGATTGGGCAGACACTATTGTTCAAGAGATATTGAAGTTATCGGCAATATCTATGACAGCCCCGAACTTTTAAAGGAGTAAAAATTATGACAAGATATGAACTCGAAAGACATTTAGGGAAATATGTTGAAATCGTACTTTTTGACGGAACGGTGATTGAGGGCATTTTACATAAAACAGGTGAAAAAGCCTTTGAAAATGACGCTAATTTGTCAATACCAAAGTTACGATATTTCTGCACTTGTGGGGATAAGGTTGTTAGTAATTGTGTTTTTAGATTGTCCCACATTAAAAAAATCAGTCGTATAAAAATTAAACTTAAAGTTGTTGACGAAGTTAAACTCTCAAAGTGGGTAAAAAAGAAAGACAGAAAAGTAGGTGAAGCGGAAGCATACTGCTTAACTTGCGGGAGAGAGGTTGTTTATCAAGTCATTAACAACCGTTATCAATTTGAAAACTATTGCCCACATTGCGGTGCAAAAATGGATAAGGAGTAAAAACAATGCTTAAACCTGCAATATTATACAGAGATGAAATATTTGCAAAGCTATTAGAATATAGCTATACCGACAATATGCTTTTTTATATGGGGTGTTTGGGCAATGAATTGCCTAAAATCGAAGAAAATAGCAGTGGAAATATCTATCAATACGCTATTATAGGTAAGGATAACAAGCTAATAGGGTATTTTGCATATTCTATTGATTGGTATTCTTCTTGTGTTTATAACTTTGGATTGTTCGCTTTTGATAGGAATAATACTACGATTGGATTTGATGTTTACAAGGAACTAAAAAAGATAATCAATGACTACCATATTCACCGAATGGAATGGAGAATGATTCAAGGAAACCCTGTTGAGGGGCATTATGATAACTATTGTAAACACTATAACGGCAAAAAGTTTGTGTTTACAGACTTTTTTAAGGATAGATGCGGGAAATACCATAACGAAGTTGTTTACGAAATCATATTTAATAGAAGTGAAAGTAAATGAGAGAAATATTATTCACAGTCAAAAATAGCATTGAACAATTTAGGAGGTTCGATTAAGTACAATGAAACAGTATGAAGCAGACGAACAAAAGAAGCTCTTTCGCTGGGCTGACTTTATGAAGACAGAGTATCCCGAATTGGATATGATGTTTCATATTCCAAACGGCGGTAGTCGCAATAAACTCGAAGCGGCCAACCTAAAGAAACAAGGTGTGCGTGCAGGCGTGCCGGATATATGCTTACCTGTTGCTCGTGGAGGTTATCACGGACTGTTTATCGAGCTTAAATTTGGCAAGAACAAGACAACAGCAAAGCAAGACGAATGGCTTGCAAAGCTGAATGAAAAAGGTTATGCAGTCGCTGTTTGCTATGGCTGCAAAAAAGCGCAGGATAAAATTCTTAAATATCTTAATTTAGGAGAATAACAATGAAAAATGAAAAAGCAGAAATTCAAGATGAAGAAATTGCAGAAGAGAGCAGCTTTGATACACTAAGTGCGCTCGACAAACTCGCAGTCGGCTTTATCGCAGGAGAAATTGACACAGAAATAATAAACAGTCTTGATACATACAACAGGTGGTTTGTTCTGTCCATGTCAGCTATATACAGCTGTGGCAAGATTGGCTTGCTCTCGGCTAAAAGTTGTGTGCAGGTCAAATACAAGTTATTGAGCGAATACAGACGATTCAGAACAGAAACATATTTCGCAGAGATTGAGCACCGTGAATGGATTAAACGAACGAGAGAAACATCTTGCAAACTTACAGAACTTGCACATCAAATTAATAACAAAGATACTGATGCATTAAAAACAGCTGTCGAGATTATTGACTTATTCACGAAACAAGATGTATATAATCAATTATTTATAAAAGCAGAAGCTGATGAAGAGTATAAGCAGAAATGTGTACAAGCTCTTACACAAAATGAAAAACTCTTCTTCGACCGCTTTGGCAATATACCTTTTGTAGATTTGCTTTTTAAATTCTATAAATCCACAGAAGAGAACAGAGCAGCGGAAATATACAAAGAGCTTGATTGCGACAATCTCAATGTTATTGCTCACCGTGTACCTGTAAAGTCTGAAAATTGCAAAGGCATAGCAAAATCATATCTTGAATATTTCAAGTAAAAATCGCAGGGGCTGAAATGCCCCTGCAGATCCTGCTCAAGTAATTAATTAAGTGACCGCTATAAAAAATAATGATATAATAAAGGATTTATAAAATGTACATATATAAATGTGAAGTTAAATCAGGGCCTATGCTCGAAATAAAATATTATAAATCATTACGCAAGCGTAACAAAAAGAACATTGCACGCAATTTCAATCAAGCAAAAACAAACGAAAAACAAGCACTTGCAAACCGCATTCGTGGAGAGCAGCATACTCAAAGACTTATCCTCTGTAACTTTACCGAAGGAGATTGGTTTGCTCGCTTTTCAGCGCCCAAAGGAGAATTCACAGAGGAGCAGTTTGAAAAGATTGTTAATAATTTTTTCAAACGAATCAAACGCAGAGCAGAAAAAATAGGAGCACAATTCAAATACATTGGCTACTGTGAATGTGGCAAGCTCGGCATGAATTGGCATCTGCATATAGTGATTGAAGATTGCATCAGAGAAATTGCAACAGAGTGTTGGCAATGGAAAAACGGCATAAACTTCACACCGCTATATCAAGACGGCAATTTTGCCGATCTTGCAAAATATATTCGCAAAGATGTTTGCGGAAAGAAAAGGTTAAGAACATCAAGAAATCTAACCAAGCCCGAAGTAACAGTTGTTGAGGGCAAAAAGCGTGAATTCAAAAAACTTGAAAAAGGCGAGGCTTTGCCTGTGCCTGATGGATATTATTTTTACAAAGACGATATGTGGGTTAATGACTTCACTGGAGCAAGCTATTATTTTGTATTTATGCAATTGACTGCAACAAGGAGGCTGACAAACAATGAACCTAAAACAAATCAGAGAAATGAGTGACAATATCTGTAATTACAGAGTCAGGATAGCCACTCTTGAAGCAGAGGTAACGCACATTACCTCAAACATTACTGCTGCAAACGGAGCAAGTGCGTCAGGGAGCATTGACAAGATAGTGCCCCAAATAGCTGACCTTCGAAACGAATTACACAACACAGAAACGAGAAGAGCTGTTGCAATATGTAGTATACCAACTGAAACAACAGAGGGCAGCTGCTTAATTTTGCATTTGCGTGATAAGCGTTCTTGGAAAGAAATAGCGTTCATTATGGGCGGAGGGAATACAGAGGACGGAGTGCGTATGATGTGTAATCGCTACGAATGGTAAATTTAAGCAAAGTTGTTCGTTTGTTCGGTGTAATGTATGTTAGACTATACTTGAGCAAAGCTCTAAAAAATACAAGGTTAATTTAAGTCGCTGTTACTGCAGCGGCTTATTTATTTGAAAATGATAAAAAGACATGTAACAACGGAATGGATAATACAACAAGTACAAAGCGGTAAAGCTTATAGATTTTATCTGACAGCAGATTGGATACAAGTGCGTGAAAAGAAAAAAGAAAAAGAACATTACGAATGTGAACGATGCAGAGCTAAAGGCAAATATACCCCTTGCGAAGCTGTACATCACAAGAAATATCTTAAAGCAAGGCCGGACCTTGCTCTTGACATCAACAATCTTGAATGTCTGTGCAAAGATTGTCATTACAAAGAGCATCACAAACTGCAAGAAAAAATTTTTTCAGAAGAATTTTCCGAGAAATGGTAGCACCCCCGGGGTCAAAAATCGCATTTACCTCAAGTGTGTGGATAACGGTGTACAGGGAAGACAATTCACTCTCGCACGCACGCACGAGAAATTTTTGTGATAGGAGCAATAAAATGGCACAAGTTAAAATGGCAAAAATCAAAGAAAGCTTAATTGAACAACTCACATTCAAAGGAGCAGACATTGATGTGTATCGTGACTTAATCGAAAGTTACATTTTCTACACTAAACTTGAACGACAAATGCAAGCTGATATCAAGAAAAACGGCTTATCATACAAGGCGATTTCTTCAACAGGTAAAGAATACACTAAAGACAATCCTTCAGTGAAAAATTCAATAATGTACAACAAGCAAAGACTTGCGATTCTTTCGCAAATGGGGCTATCAATCGACAAGGTCGAAAGTGATGTAAATGACGAACTGTAAATACCTTGACGATTACATAAAGCAAGTAAAAAGCGGTCAATATCGTGTATGCAAAGAGCAAATACAGCTTGTAAATTTCATAGAAAAAGTATTCGAAAATGAGCAAGTTTATGTTGACAGTGAGCAGGTTGAAAAGTATTTTGCTCTACAGAAATATTTTCCATACGAATTATTTGCGTGGGAAAAGTTTTGTTTTATTCTGCATAATTGCACATATTCCGCACCGGGTGTATTAAGATTTCCCGATTTAGTTTGTGTGGTCGGGCGAGGCGCAGGAAAAAATGGCTATCTTGCATTTGAAGATTTTGCTCTGCTCACGCCTGTCAACGGCATACGCAATTACGATATTGACATTTGTGCAACATCAGAAGAGCAAGCAAGCACAACCTTTAATGACATCTACGAAATTTTGGAAAACAATTCTACAAAAATGCAGCGGCATTTTAAGTGGAACAAAACAGAGATTACAAACATAAAGACTAATTCAACAATCAGATACAGAACTTCAAACAGCAAAACGAAAGACGGAGGCAGACCCGGTAAAGTCGACTTTGATGAAAAGCATGCATATGAAAATTATAAGCTCATTGATGTTTTCACAACGGGCTTAGGCAAAAAAGCTATGCCACGCAGAACAACAATTACAACTATGGGAGATGTTCGGGACGGGCCGCTTGACAACGAGCTTGCCGCAGGTCTTGAAGTACTGAATGGTGATGCACCTGACAACGGCACTCTTTATTTCATATGCAGGTTAGACAATGAAAAAGAGGTATATGAGCAAGAGAATTGGTACAAAGCAAATCCGTCGTTGCAATATTTTCCAAATTTGTTAAGAGAAATTCAAAAGGAATTTGAGGATTGGAAGCGTGACAAAGTAAACAATTCATCTTTTATGACTAAGCGTATGAATATCCCCAAGGGTACAGAAATGCACCCGGTTACAGCGTGGGAAAACATAAAAGCCACAAACAGACCGCTACCCGATTTGGAAGGCAAAACTTGTGTGTTTGGTCTTGACTATACTAAAACAACAGATTTTCTCGGAGCAGGTTTGCTGTTTATGATTGATAACGAAATTGTTTGGAAACCGATGTCGTGGTATTGCTCACAATCCGCTGACCTCAGCAGAATTAAATTTCCGTATGATAAACAGCCTGACCTACAACGAGTTGATGGTGCAGAAATATCGCCACAAATTGTTGCAGAATGGCTCAAAGAACAGAAAAAGCACTACAACATCATAGCAGGAGCGCTTGATAATTACCGCTACACTTTGCTCAAAAGTCCTCTATTGGAGTGTGGATTTGAGTGTGACCGCAAGGGACTTAATAACTTAAAACTCGTGCGTCCGTCAGACAAAATGCTTGTAGCTCCGCTGATAGCATCTGATTTTGCAAACCATAAAATCATATGGGGTGATTCGGCGTTAATGCGTTGGTACACGAACAATACATCTGCAACAGAGGATAAAAAAGGCAATATCAGCTACGGGAAAATTGAGCCAAAGTCAAGAAAAACAGACGGCTTTATGGCTTTTGTAGCGGCATACACACAATTAGATTTGCTCAGACAAAGCCAGCCTATTTCAACAGACAATTTCGAGAAATTTTTTAAAGCTATCAGCATATAAGGTGGTGATATTTTGAATATTTTTAGTTTTTTTCGCAGAAAAATTAAAGCAGCCCCTCAAGAAAATGACAACAGCTTTGATGACAGTTATTCTGCCGCCGAGCAGCGGTTTAGGCTAACAGAGCTTGCACTGTTTACTGCAATTGATTTTATAGCCAAAAGCATTGCCAAGTGCGAATTTGTTACTGTAATTGATAACAAGGAGTACAAAGGTCTTGAATACTATCTATGGAATTATGCACCGAACAAACATCAAACGAAAGTCGAGTTTTTAACGCAAGCGATTTCAAAATTAATTTTTGAAAATGAATTGTTAATTATATCAACTGCAGATAATCAGTTGCTTATTGCTGACAGTTTTAGCAAAACAGAATACACAATGTATGATGATATATTTAGCAGTGTAACTTGCCGAAATTTTACATATCAGCGTACTTTTAGTGAAAGTGAAGTAATTTATTTAAAGTACAACAGTTTTGCTCTCAGAGGCTTATTAGCCGAAATGTGTGCAACATACGAACAACTTATGATGTCAGCACAAGAACGATACAATAAAGCCGTCGGACACAAAGGTATTGTAACATTTGAAAATTTTAATTTTGGCGATACTAATTTTAACGAAACATTTTCAGAAATTCTCGGTAAACAGTTCAAAAAATACTACGAATCAAAAAACGCTGTAATTCCTATATTTAAAGGTATGAAGTATACAGAGCCTGCAACAGAGGCAGGTAAAACTACAAACAGCGAAATTACAGACATACAAAAGTTAAAAACAGAAGCATATGCAACTGTAGGAAACGCTTTTCACATTCCGCCCGCAATTCTTAGCGGTGAAGCATCAATGCTTTCAGATGCTATGGATTGTGCTATTGCAAATGCTGTAGATCCTCTTGCTCAAATGTTCGAGCAGGAAATCACAAAAAAGAAATTCGGTAATTCCGAATTTCTAAAAGGCAATTATATGCTTATTGATACAACAACAGTTAAACATATAGATGCTATAAGCAATGCAAATAATCTCGACAAATCAATAGCAAGCGGTGTTCTTTCCCCTGCCAAGGCTCAAAAGTATTGTAATATGCTGCCTTGCGAAGAAGAATGGGCACAGAAATATTACATTACAAAGAACTATCAGACATCAGATGAGGTGTTGAAAGGTGGTGAAACTCAGTGAAAGAAAGAAACTACAAAATCAAGCAGATTGCGGATGAAAATGTCTTGCAAATCTATTTGTACGGTGAAATTGAACCGGGGTATTTAGACTGTTGGGGTTATTACTATGGTTCAACTACAAGTGCAGAGTATATCCGAAAAGCCATTGATAAAGCAGGAACTATTAACAGTATTGAACTGTATATCAATTCTATCGGTGGTTATGTTGACGAAGGTGTTGCTATTTACAATCTGTTAAAAAGGCAGAATGTACCTGTTACTGCGTATATTGACGGTATGGCGTGTTCAATCGCAAGTGTAGTAGCTATGGCAGCGGATAAAATCATAATGCCGTCTAATACAACTATGATGATTCATCACGCTATCGGTGCTTGTTGCGGTAACGCTAAAGAACATAGAGAATATGCAGAACAGCTTGATAAAATCAGCGAAGCAAGCACTAATTCTTATCTCGTACACGCAGGTGATAAACTTACGAGAGAAACCCTTGAACCACTGCTTGACGCTGAAACATTCCTTACTGCACAGGAGGCGCTCGAACTCGGCTTGTGTGATGAAATTCTCGACCCTGTTGACTTAACGGATTCAAAAGAAGTTCTTGAACAAGCAGAACAGAGAAAAAATCCTAAAGCAAAACAAGCAGCGGCAGAACTCACGAAAATGCTCGGTAAAAAGCCGTCACAGGAACCAAACACCACTCAGCACGAAAAAGACAGCTTTGATTTTTTTGAAACATTTTTCAAAAACAAAAATTATTTATAAAGGAGATTAAAAATGAAAAATCTTGATTTTATTAACAATGCAAAAACAAATTTTGCAAAGCAGTTGAAGGAAGCGTTCACAGACAAAGACGAAGCTAAGATGACATCTGCATTTGAGCAGTACGCTACAAGTCTTCAGCAGGCTATTATTGACACAGCAGCAGAAGTAGGTGCAACTGCTGACAATGCCATTCTCGCCAAAAGGGGTTTCAGACAGCTTACATCGGCGGAACAGAGCTTTTACAATAACATTAAGACAGCTTCAAAGGCTGTTGATGTTAAGCAGAGCCTTGCAGGTCTTGATGTAACTATTCCGCAGACTGTAATTGATACAGTTCTCGAAGACATTTCAAATGAGCATCCACTTCTTGATGCTATCAATATTGAAAACACTTACGGCTCAGTGAAAGCAATTTTTGCAACTGATACAAAACAAATGGCGGCTTGGGGCGCTCTTAATTCTCAGATTGCACAGGAGCTTGCTGGAACCATTGAAGAAAAAGACTTCTCCACATCAAAGCTTACAGCATTTATTCCTGTTCCAAAGGATATGCTTGAACTCGGAGCTACATACATTGACGCTTATGTTCGCAGAATTCTTGCTGATGCTCTTGCTTACGGACTTGAAGACGGTTTTATCAATGGTGACGGCAAGAACAAGCCTGTGGGCATTCTCAAGAATATTAACGGCTCAGTAACCGCAGGTGCATATCCTGACAAGACGGCGACTAAAGTTACAAAACTCGATATTAAGTCATATATGCCTCTGATCGGTAAGATTGCAAAAGGCAAAGGTGGCAAAACTAAGTCAGTGCCGTTTGTTGACTTAATTGTCAATCCTGTTGATTACCTCACGAAGGTTATTCCTGCAACTACAGTTCTTGCTACTGACGGTAGCTATAAAAACAACATTTTCCCTTATCCTACACGAGTATTTCAGTCTGAAATGATTGCAGTAGGCACTGCTGCTCTTGGCCAGCTTTCTAAATACAAAGCCTGCGTATCGACTGGTAAAGGCGGTAAACTCGAATACTCTGATCAGAACCAGTTTCTCGAAGACAATCGTGTATATACAATTAAAACATATGCAACGGGTTTCTCGTATGATGAAACTGATTTCTTAAAGCTTGATATCAGCGCTCTTGAACCGCTCGCTATCGAGGTTACTCTCAATTCTAAATCATCAACATAATAAGCAGGAGGTGTTGAATTATGGCACAGTTAATTGATGATGTGATTAATATGCTTGATTTTGACAGCGAACACATCAAAACTGACGATAGCGCAAAATCAAAAATTAATATCATAATTGAAAATGGCAAGCAACACCTCCGCTCTTTCCATCCTGCCTTAACTGATGAGGATTTCATAAGCTCTACAAGAGCAAGAAGTTTGTTGTTTGACTACTGCCGATATGCTTACAGCAACGCAACAGAACAGTTTGACAACAACTTTGCAGCGGATATTTTGATGTTAAGGCAAGAATATGAGGTAAAAGCTTATGACTCAAAGTGATATTAAGTTTTTGACATTTAACGACGGTGTAGCTTTTGTTTTTGATACAGACGAAAACGATACTATTATTGCTAACACAGCACGAAAGTATCGCTTTGGCAACGAAAAAGTTGGAGTTACTCGTTATTACGGTGCAAAACAAAATGATATTGAATTATCAAAAGTGATACATATACATTGTGATGAGAAAATTCAGCCGGATATGGCTTTGGTAATTGACTGCACAAGATACAAAATTGAGCAGGTTCAGCATGACAGATGCAAAAATCCGCCTTGCACTATTTTATCTTTATCTCAGAGAGGCTTATACAAGGAGAAAGCAAATGACTTTTAAAAATTATGATGATTTTGTCGACTTACTTGAAACTTGTAACTTCAAAGTTGCTGAGGCTGATTTTAGCAAGCCGGTTGAAACTCCGTTTATTGCATATTTCAAAGATGAAGATAAAAATGTATATGCAGACGGAAAAGTTATTTTTACTTTATATAGTAAGATTGATATTGAGCTATATACAGACAGGACCGATCATACAAGTGAGGAAAAATTTGCAGAATGGCTTAATAAGAACAATCTTGTTTGGAAAAAGACTAATCGAGCATGGATTGCGGCAGAAAAAATGTGTGTATCATATTATGAAGTAAGAGTTGATTACAAAATATGAGCAACAAAAAATGCGGTATCGACAGAATCGGCGAAACTATATCTCGTGAAGTTGCAGGATATACGGCAGACATACAAATGGGTGTTATACATCTTGTTGATACTAAAGCAGATGAGCTTAAAGAAGCAATTAAAAAAGCAGCACCTGTTGGCAAAAGGAAAAAATATCGCAGGTCGTTCAAAGTAAAAGTTACAAACGAACTTAATGCTTACTATGAAAAGACGGTCTTTGCCTCAGGCAAAGAATACAGGCTTACACACTTGCTCGAAAAACCTCACGCAAGTAGAAAAGGCGGAACTGTAATGCCAAAAGTGCACATTGCTCCTGCAAGCGAGCAAATTCACAAAGAATTTGAAAACGAAGTTAAAAAACTAATTCTCTCTTCAAAGGCAATGGGTGGAGGAATCAAAAGAAAATAACAAAGGAGATTATCTTATGAACAAAACAATCGCAAAAGTAGGCTATGCTATGCTTACAGAAACAACAGAAGGCAAAATTACATATGACAAAGTAAAGTGGTTTAAGTCTGACAAAGCCGGCGGCAGAACAGTAGGTGCAGAACCAAGCGGTGAATCAACTACCGTATATGCAGACGGTTTGCCTGTTATAGTTGCAAATAACAATGCAGGTTACAACATCAGTCTTGAGCTTATTGCTATCGTTGATGACATCGAAAAGGACTGGTACGGCAATGCTGAGGCAACCGAAGGTGGATTTATTGAAAAAGGCGGAATCAGCGTATTACCTCGCTTTGCTTTGCTTGTTGCTAAAGAGCGTTATGACAGCGACAAACTCTATGAAATTGACACATACTTCGACTGCGTTGCATCTACAAGAGCCACACGCAACGATAAGACATCAGAGGGTAACTTTGATCCGCAGTTTCCGACATTTACAATCACCTCAAAACCTCGCCCGGACAATGACTTTGTAAGATACACATCGTATGAAGACACATTACCTGAATCGGTAGTAACTCCAACAGTAAAAGGAGAAGTATAATGAATAAAACAATTAAAGTCGGTGAGAAAGAGCTTGAAGTTGAAGTGTCTGCATATACTATGCTTATTTACGAAGACAATTTCAAGAATCGCAGTTTTTTAAGAGATGTCGATATGTTGACAGCTAATCCAAATAAAGTACAGTACAGCTCAACTGTGCGCATTTTATGGGCAGCGGCTAAATCTGCAGACGATACAATAAAACCAATCAAAGAATTTTCAAAGCAGTATAGCATTGGAGAAGTAATATCAACAGCACAGCCCCTTGTTGACCTCATTGTAGAATCACTGAAAACCAGCTCAAAAAAAGCAACAGCGGCAGCAGTCTGAGAGTACAAATGACGGCACAGGAGATTTTATCCTATGCCGTCAAATGCGGTCTGACTGTCGCTGATATAAAAATTTTTTCGATTGGTTTTATTTTGGATTACATTGATACTTACTACAAGCTCAAAAACAATCAGAACATACACGCTGATGAAGAAAAATACTTGAAACTTAAATCAGTGTTGCCATTCGTTGAAGAAAAATACAACAGCGGAAATATTACTTATCAGCAATATTCTGAATGGATGAGTGATTACAAAAGATTGGAGGATATATATGGCGTCAACTATTAAAGGTATTACAGTTAAAATTGCAGGCGAAACAACGGACTTGCAAAAAGCGTTGAAGAATATACAATCCTCTTCACGCTCATTGCAAGCGGAATTGAAAACTATTAACAGTCAGCTTAAATTTGACCCTGACAATACAGTCTTGCTCACGCAAAAGCAAGATGTTCTGCGTGAACAGATTAAAAGCAGTACATCTGCTCTCCAAGAGCTTAATGAAGTTAAAGAGCAAGTTGAAGAACAAGCTAAAAACGGCGAAATATCTGCGGATCAGTTTAGAGCATATCAGCGTGAAGTTGAAAAAACTAAAAATCAGCTTGAAAACTTTAAAAAGCAACTTGAGGACACGGAAGCAGCTGCTAAAGAACTTGAAGACAAAAGCAACAATACTAACTTAAGCAAATTCAAAAAAGAGCTTGACGATGTAAAAAGCTCAGCTTCAAATCTTAAAGATGTTATCTCTGACACAGCGGCAGGAATTGGCGTTGCTGTGGGTACAATCGGCGGTTCTGCTGTTGCAGCAATAACAAGTGCTAACAGCGAAAAGAAAGCTCTCAATTCATTACAGGCACAAACAGGCTTAACCAAAGACGAACTGCTCAAGTACAAAAGTGTAATTAATGACATATACAAAGATAACTTTGGCGAATCGCAAGAAGAAATCGCCGATACTCTTGCAAAAATTAAGCAGGTTACGAGTGAAACAGACCCGAGCAAGCTTAAAGAAATGGCAGAAAACCTATATACTCTGCAAGATACTTTTGACGGTTTTGATATAAATGAAACATTAAGAGGTATAAACGGATTAGTCACTAATATGGGACTTTCTGCCGAAGATGCGTTCGATTTAATCGTAAAAGGTGCTCAAAACGGCTTGAATTATAGTGGAGAACTTGCAGACAACCTTGCTGAATACTCTCAGATATGGGGACAAGCAGGTTTTTCGGCTGAACAAACTTTCAGTATTCTTGAAAACGGTACAAAAAACGGTGCTTATAATCTCGACAAAGTTAATGACTTTGTAAAAGAGTTCACAATATCATTATCTGACGGCAGAATCGAAGAAAATCTCGGCAGTTTTTCAGAAGACACTGCAACATTGTTCAATAAATGGAAAGACGGCAAAGCAACCGCTGCGGATGTTTTCTATTCTGTAATAAAAGATTTAAAGAACGCAAAAACAGACCAAGAGGCGCTAACAACAGCCTCAAATGTGTGGTCGAGCCTCGGTGAAGATAATGCGCTGAAAGTTATAACTTCTCTCGGTGATGTTAATGACAGCTATAAAGATGTCGAAGGTTCAATGCAAAAAATCAAAGACATTAAATACGATGATGTCGAGTCGGATTGGGAAAGCCTCGGAAGAACGATAAAAACAGATGTTATTAATCCTATCGGCAAATCTCTTTTTCCCGAAGTAAAAAAGCTTTGTGATTTTACCTCCAAGCATACAGATAAGATTATTCCAGTTTTGGAAACAGTCGGCTCACTTACAGCAGGTATTTGGGCAGGCAAGAAAGTTTCAGCATTATATACAGCTGTATCACAGCTTGTTAATTCTTATAAAGTGTTAAAAACAGCTACTGAAGGGGCTGCTTTAGCTCAAGAGGGCTTAAATCTTGCACAAAAAGCTAATGCTATCGGTGCTGTAGTATCAATAGTGACAACACTCATAGGCACTATCTATGCTTGGAGCGAAGCAAGTCAAGATAACTCACAAAAATTAGACGAATGGCAAGAGAAAATAGACACTGCAAAAGAAAAAAACAAAGAACTTACAGACAGTTATCAAAATTTTATTGATAAACGAAACGAATCCGTAAATAAAGCAACAAGCGAAAATCAATATTATGATAACTTATGGGAAGAACTTAAAAAAATAGTTGATGAAAACGGTAAAGTAAATGAGGGCTACGAAGACAGAGCAAAATTCATCACTACAAAGCTTGGGGATTTAACCGGAACAGAAATAACATTGAATGACAATGTTATAGAAAACTACAAAGAACTTAGAGACACTATTCAGGAAGTTATCGACAAGAAAAAAGCTAACAATATTCTATCTGCATATGAATCAAATTACAATGAAGCTGTTACAAACAAAAGCGAAGCACAAAATAATGTAGAAAGTGCTCAAGCAGCTTATGAAAGTGCTCAAAGGGGTACATCAAAAGTACAAACTGAATACAATAAAGATGTAACAGAGTTAATGACTTTAGAGCAACAGCTAAAAAGAGCAAAAGAAAAAGGACCTATAATGTCAAAAATCATTGGTCTTAGCGCTAAAGTTGATCAAGGCAAAAAAGAATTAGATTCAGCAAAAAAATTTGAACAAGAAAAAAAGAAAGAGTTAGAAACTTCAAAGAAGACTTTGCAAGAATATCTTACAACTATAGATAATTACGAAAATCTACAAACTGCAATTTTAAATGAAAATGAAGAAAATACTTCAGATGCACTAAGAAAAATTCAAAATGATTTTATAACTGCAAAATCAGGAACAGAAGAAACACTTAAGCAACAATGCGTAAACTATCGTATGAGATTTACTGAAATTCAACAAGCAATTGCAGAAGGAAAAACAGATTACTATACTGCTGACGATCTTACTAATATGCAATTACTTTTACAAGCAGCAGAAGATGAATATAATAAATATTGTCAAAATTCGCTTGAAACAGGAGAAAAAGCAACGAGTAATGTAGCTGATGGTATTGATAAAAATTCTGTAACAGTATATGAATCAGCCAATAAAGTATCAAAAAAAGGTTCGTCCGGTTTTGCAAGTGACCAACATGAAAGAGTCAAAATAGGCAGCAAAAGTGTTAACGATTACGCATCAGGTATTGACGGAAACAGTGGCGTTGCAAGAGAAGCTGGAGTAAGAATTGGTAAAAGCACTCGCAGTGGTGTTAGAAGTATATCTCTGTTCAACACAGGTAATAATTTTGTTCAAGGTTTTATTAATGGTATTTCGTTGGGCGATGCTATTAAGAATGTATGGAGCACAGCTACAGGCATAGGCGGACTTGCACTTGGTGCAGTAAAAAAAATTCTTGGCATTAATTCTCCGTCGAGAGAGGCTAAAAAAATAGGCAGTTATTTTACAGAAGGTTTAGTAATAGGTATCAATGACAATAAAAACAAAGTAAAACTAAGCACAGAAAATCTTGCAAGTTCTATGCTTGGTAGCTTTGATTTTGAAAAACCTGTTAGCTATATTGATATGTTAAATGATAAATTTAATAACATCAAAAATTTAGATAATGCTATTGCATCAAGAAGTACAAATAAAGTAGTAACAAACTCTCCAAAGGTTGAATTAAATTACTACGGTGATGTAAACATAAATACGGACTTAGATATTGATAATTTCAATGAGCGTGTTTCAAATGCAATTATAGACACACTTAGCAATGAATGTTAAAGAGGTAAATTTATGCATAATTTAGAATACAACGGTACAAGCTTACGCAAACTTGGTTTTTGTATAGCCAACACACCTTTTTATCAAATAGCAAACCGCAAATTTGATATTGTCGACATTTATGGCAAAGACGGTGGAATAATCAGCGATAACGGTTATTACGAAAATATAGATGTATCGTATGAAATCAACAGTCTTCCGTGGCTTGTATATAACAATACTCAAACTCTTATACATATGCTTGCAGAAGAATTTGCAACTTTTGATTGCACGTACAAAGAATTGCGAGATACATATAATAATGGCTATTTCACAAAAGCAATTTGTAAGAGTATTGATAAAATAGAATATAAAGCAGATAAATGTGTATCAACAATTTTAAATTTTTCAAGACAACCTTTTTGGTATAGTGACGAAGGGCAGAAAGCTATAATGTATAACTTACCCGCATCATCCACAGCAGAAATCAATATTTATAATCCTGAAAAATTTGATTCTGCACCATATATAAAATTGTCTTACAATCAAGATGTATCATTAGAAATTAATAACACACTTATGCAAATAAAAACTGTTTTTTCAAGCGGTGAAAGCATTGTTGAACTTGATTCAGAACTACATTCAGCTTACTGTGGATTGTCAGATATGAATAATTACATTGCAAGTAATTATTTTCCAAAGCTACACCCTGGTTGGAATACAATTAAATTGCTATCTCAAAAAAGTAATGCTTTCAATACAATTGAAATTATACCACGGTGGAGGCGATTATAATGTATCCTCTGCTTTATGACAGTCTTCAAAATTCTACAGAATCATTTAACACTAACGGCTACGGATTTATTACTGAATGTACTGAATTTTTAGTAACAGAAGAACGCAATGGCATATATACATTTGAAGCAAAGATTAAAAGTACAGATAGATTAATTGATAAAGTCAAAAATGGTGCTTACATAAAAGCAAAAGCTAATTCACAAGATGGACCACAGGTATTCTATATTGAAAAAATAGAAATTGATAAATATGGCGATATGACTGTATCAGGAAGTCATATATCAAGATTATTCTTTCAAAACGGTACCGTACCTATGTATTTTAATTATTCAAAAGATGATGATCCTGCTTCAATTATTTCTAATCTTCAATATGAAGTATGGTACAAAAATATTCCTTACAGTTGGTTTAATTTCTCATCTAATATTAGATTCAAAAAAGAATTTTCACTCGGGTTTAACTCGGCAGAAACATTTGAGAATATTTTACTTAACGACGAAGAAGGTTTGACATCAGTTTTTAAAGCAGAATTGTGGTGTAATAACTTTACAGTCAATCTGCTTTCAAGCAGAGGTAAAGGCACTCATAGACTTATCTTTGGCTCAAATATATCAGAATTTAAACAAATTAATTCAATCAATGAATATTATACACACATTATGCCATATGCTCGTTGCGAAACAACAGATGGTAAAGAAGTTACAGTAACTGCAACAGAACTTTACACAACTAATTTGAAGGCAGTTTTTAAAAAGACATATCTATTTGATTGCACAAGTAAAATTACAAAAACAAAAGTAAATCCTCAAACAGGTTTGGGATATAACGATGTTAGGAATATGCTTAAAGATGCAGCTGAAGAATATTTAAAAAATACTGAACAAGTTACTGAATATGTTAATATTACTGTAACGCTTGAATCGGAACTTGCAAATTTAAAAGATTGTGGGCTATGCGACAAAGTAATAGTGTTGCATAAAGACGGTTCAGAAATTGAAAGTAAAATCACAAAAACTGTATATGACAGCATAAGTGAAAAATATACAGAAATCGGAATAGGAGAAGTTAATCTCAAGATTTCTGATTTTTTAAAAATCAAAAGGAGGTTTATAAGATAATGGAATTTAAACATATTCCTGCTACAATTGACATCAACAGTCGCAATGAGCAGCGAATTGCAGGTATTGTCAATATTAATGACAAAAAGACAAGATATCTTGATGTAACGATAATTGCAAGCGGAGAAAAACTCGATATAAGCGGTTGCACAGTTACTGCTATTTTTGTTATTGATGATGTTTTAGTCAATAATGCAGTTGATTGCACAGTCACAAACAATATAGTTACTATTCCACTCGAGAATTTCAATGGCAGATATGGATATCTCAGCATAGAACTTAACATTGTAAAAGACGGAACAGTGATTGTAAATACACCTATTCCGCTCAAGATTCAAGTGACATCTTCTATCGCTGATAGCGCTAAAATTTCAGAGAAAACATATGGAACTATCGCTGAAACAGTTAAAGAAGTGTATGACGCTCGTGGAACATATGAGAATTTGAGCAACAGATTTGTTGCTGTCAATAATTCGATAGAGAGTGCTAAAACCGAAACAGCAAAAGCACTTGATGAAAAAGTCAGCAAAGATTCATTGCTTGACATAACTACGAGCATTAATCTCACATCGCTTGAGGACACAGAGCAGACGGCAAACGGAGTTACCATTGCAGTCAGGAACAACAAAATTAGCTTAAGCGGCACATCTACCGCTGCGGTTAATTTCTATCTCAAGCTCAAGCGTGCGGTTACTCTTGAGCAAGGCAAAGCGTATTGCTTGTCTTTGCAGAATTTTGCTAATATTACAAACAGCGGTTGTGTATTTTATCCTGCGAACGAACAGACATCTATCAGCTCATCGTGGCTCTTATCAGAAGTAAGTGCTTTCAAGAATGCAGTTGCTACTTATACAGCGACAGAAAATGTAACCGTAAATTCGATTAAAATTGCGGTTGCTACAAATAGACTTGTTGACAACAGTTGTAATCTTCAACTTGAACAGAACAATAAGCGTACAGCTTATTCTAACCCTGACTTGATAAAGTCTAATATTAAACCTGAGCTGTATCAAGCCCCTGATCACACAATGCATTATTTGTATGTTTCAAACGATTACAATGAAACCACTGAGGGGTTTGGGGTTACGAAGTTCAATTCTATTCTGTCTGCTAATGACAGCATTTCGGATAATAGCTACCGAAATCGTTACACGATCGTCGTCATGGCTGGCACATATACAGATATGCAAGATAAATTCGCAGGTTTGTCTGATGTGGGACTTGTAGGTTACAGAGGAGTAATGACTAAAGACTATGTTTACTATGAGTCCGAAAACATATACAATCCTGCGGCTACTGTAATCAAATGGGACGGTGCGATAGGGTTTGATAAGTCTACTTTGAAGTCTGAGGATATAATCAAAAAATGTCCGTTCCATCTTGATTTGAATGTCCATACTCACATCAAAGGTTTTACATTTGATTGTAAAAATATCAGGTATGGCATACACCTTGAGAGTGGTGGAACAGGCTACGCAACCGAATGGGTTGTGGCAAATTGTATTTTTAAGTGGGGCGGTCGTGCTGATTGCGTAGATTATGCCGATAAAACAACAGTGCCAGTTTTTGGTTGCGGTCATAGCTTTGGCGAAGTCGGCTTAATTGAAAATTGTAAAATAATACCTACGCATTGCACGATAGGTTATCAGAACCACGACAACGCCGACAATAGCGATTTCGGATTGCCAATTAAAACAGGCGCAAGCATTACGATTCGCAATTGTGACTTTGATAATACTGAAATCCAGGTAAGAACGCTAAAAGGCGAATATTCCGACACGCCAAACATCTTGACTATTGACCGCTGCATCAACATATCTGAAGTTAAAAAGCTGTATGCTGCTCCTGCGACGAAATGTGACTGGACAGTTGTTGAAAATTTAAATATCTAAATAAAGGAGAATGACTATGGCAGATGCTGAGAACAATCTTAAAAGAACAGCTTTCGGAAGAATATTATAATGCTATTATGGCGGTATGGGAGGTATAAATATGTCGTATAAATTTAAAGAAATATGGTGCAATAAAGGTAATTTCACAGAGAGCAACAGAAAATCTTCGGAAATTGATACACTTGTTATTCATTACACAGGCAACAACGGCGACACAGCAGAAAACAACGGTAACTACTTTAAGAATAATGTAGTTGAAACATCTGCACATTATTTTGTTGATGATACAACTGTTGTGCGTTCTGTTGCAGATAAAAACATTGCGTGGCACGCAGGTGACTGGAATATTAATTGTCGCTCAATCGGAATTGAAATTGCAGGTTCAACAACAGAATGCACAGGCAAGACACTTGAAAATGTAATCTTACTTACTCAACGACTTATGAAAAAGTATAACATCAAAAAAGACAGAGTAATTCGTCATTATGACGCAAACGGCAAAATCTGCCCGGGGTTTTGGTGCGGTTCAGCTGCTAAAGACAAGCTATGGAGAGAACAGTTTTTGAATAAGCTGGATACAAGTAGCGAAACATCTGAGCAAGAAAAAACTAACGCAGATGTAAAGCCAACTATTGAGTATTGCGTTTTTGCAGATGGCGAGTGGTTGCCAACGGTGAAAGGATTGTCTGACTTTGCAGGTATTGTCGGTGAGGCAATCAGCGGTCTTGCAATCAAAGTAACAAAAGGTAAGATTAAGTACAGAGTGCATATTAAAGACGGTCACTGGCTTAGCTGGGTTACAGGTTTTAATCTTAATGATGATGTAAACGGCTATGCCGGTATTCTCGGAATGGATATTGATGCTGTACAGATTCATTATACAACTCCTGCTGATGTTAAATCCGCACACGGCAGCTACTATAAGGCTACATACAGAGTTTCTGCAGTTAATGAAGACTATTACGATTGGCAGCACGATGACGAAAAAGACAGTAAGCAGGACGGCTACGCAGGAACAAAGGGCAAGGCTATTGACCGTATTGAGCTTACTTTAACTTAACGAGGTGTAGTATGTCAACAGAAATAATTACATCATTAATCATTGCAAGCAGTAGCATTATATGTCAACTTCTCATTAATGCTTCAAATCGTAAAAAGCTCAAAGCGGACAATGAAAACACTAAATCTCTTATAGTGTATCGTATAGATAAACTTGAGCAAAAGCAAGATAAATACAATCATTTACAAGAGCGAGTGTTTAATCTTGAAAAAAATTCAGCTGTTGCAGACGAAGAAATCAAAGTCGCAAATCACAGAATTGCAGACCTTGAGCAAAAATAAGGAGGTAATAATATGAAAAAAATTACAAATTGGAAATCGTGGGCAAAATGCGCAGGCGTAAGAGCAGTAAAAACCGTTGCTCAAACTGCAATTTCGGTTATCGGTGTATCTGCCGTGTTAAGCGATGTGAATTGGATAGCGGTCGCCTCGGCAAGTGCACTTTCGGGAGTTCTTTCGCTGTTGACGAGTGTTGCAGGTTTGCCCGAGGCAGAATAAATAATGCGTTACCACCGTAATAACGCCCCATAAAATAATTATTACGGAGGTAAAACAATGAAAAGTTTTATTGGTTGGATAGGCGGAAAAAGTCGTCTAAAAAATCAAATAATATCACTTATACCGACAGACTGTAGCCGTTACATCGAGGTGTGTGGCGGTGCAGGTTGGGTATGGCAAAGAAAAAGTCAAGGGTCAGATGGAAGTTTTCAATGATGTTGACGGAGATTTAATCAACTTGTATAAGCAAATCAAATATAATTGCTCTGAATTGCAAGCAGAAATAGATTGGTTACAATCACGAGAATTATTTAATCAGTATCGTTATGAAATTGAAAATCAAATTAAACTTTCTGATTTACAGAGAGCGGCTCGTTACCTGTATCTTATTAAATGCAGCTTCGGCAGCAATCGAAACTCGTTTGCTACTGATACAAAATCAATATGCAATATTATTGATGAGTTACCAACATACAAAGAAAGGCTAAAATCAGTTATAATCGAAAACAGAGATTTTGAAAACCTTATAAAAACATATGACCGCTCTGGCGCTGTATTTTACATTGATCCGCCTTATGTAAAGTCTGAACGCTACTACAATCGTAATTATTGTAATTTCAATAAAAAAGACCATTTGCGATTAAATCAAGTTTTGAATAAAATAAAAGGTCGCTTTATTTTGTCTTATAACGATTGCGAGTTCATCAGAAATCTATACAAAGATTATTACATAAAAGGCATAAGCAGACATAATCTTTTGTCTGCGACAAGCGGAAATCGTGAAGAATTCAAAGAATTAATTATAACGAATTTTGTTACGAACTAACAATTATTATAAAATAATAACGCTTTAGGATATAATATCTTTTGGGGCGTTATTATGATTAAAATTCATTTATCTACAATTTTGGGAACATACAGAATGTCGCAAGCGGAACTTGCACGAAAAACAGGTATTAGACCGTCAACAATTTGCGACATTTACAACGAGATGTGTGACAGAATCAATTTAGAACACTTAGACAGGATATGCGAAGTATTAGATTGTAATGTATCAGATATTCTCGAATACAGGCCGAACAGAATCAAAAAAACAGGCAAAAATCTCATAATTGAGGAAAATGGAAACAGAAAAGCGCAAAAATAATTCCGCTGCAGTTGTTAAAAACTGCAGCGGAATTTGTTTTTTAGTCTAAAAGTATTAATTTTTTCTTACGCTTTCGTCCTCGACTATTTGAAGCAATAATTTTTTGTGTAAAATTGAAAGTTTCAACATTAATTATTATTTTCTGATTGCCCTTAAAAAGTTTTCCTTTACTACGATTGTAGCCGCAATAAGTACAGTTTGATAGAATAACTAAAACAGATTGCGGAGTATAGTCATTACCGCACTTACTCTTATATCCCTCGCTGTTGAGTTGTCGTGCAACAGCGGAGAGGCTCTGCTTTTTTATATACAATTCAAAAATATGCTGTACTACTTTACTTTCATATGCATTGATAACCAAATCTTTCTCAATGATTTCTCGCTCCCATTGAGCAATTACACCCAGCAGATTTCGCATAAGTCTGCCCGACGGAGTCGATGTGTCAAATGATTCAGAATAGCTCATTAACGCTACATTATACAACTCAAGCTCATCACAAGTGTTAATTAAATCTCTAACAGAGCGTGTAAATCTTGTTAATTTCCACACGAGCACCGCTTGAAATTTTCGTTCTTTAGCGTCCTGCAACATTGTCTTAAAAGCGTCACGATGCTGCACATCTTTACCGCTGATACCTTCGTCAGCATATATTTGATGAATTATATATTTATGCTGCTTGCAATAGTCTACAAGGACCTTTTGCTGTGCTGCAAGCGAAAAGCCTTCCTCTGCTTGTCTTGTTGTCGAAACTCTAATATATATTGCGACTGTCATACTTCTGCAAGCTCCTTGTTAATTTCATCAAGTCTTGCAAGTAATTTAACTTTTTCTGCCTTGAGTGCATCTATCTTTGATTGCCGTTTGACTATCTCGTAAGTTATCTCAGATGGATAATTTTTTATTGCAGGCACTGGCACATCGTGTAACATAATTACAGAGCCTTTGTTTACAACAACATGCGGATGTTTTGCTGAACCACCAGAACCGTATGAACCAGACAAATAACTAACACCTGCCGGTAATGGTGCAACGGTATCTCGTCCGTAAGCTTTAGCAATAGTTTTGCCAAATATTGCAACAGACAAAGTGTTTGAAACCAAAGAATTATTTACACAAATCTTAACATCAACTTTTTCGACTGAACTTATATCGCTCTCACCAAAATGTTTTACCATTAATTCTCTGACCTCGTCAACTGACGAGAGAGGAGCGGTCCAACATTTTTTGCTTGAATCCCATTTGCGTCCGCCTATAGCGTTTTTTAACTCGTGAGTAAAATCACGATTAAAAGGGGTGTAAATCTCGATTGTATTGTTGTTAGTTTTAATCTGTAACATAAAAATATACTCCTATCAAAATAACTTTGTAATTGACAGAAGTAACTCAAAATGATATAATTCACTAAGATAGAGTTATCTCTGTCATTTGTAACGGTAACTAATCGCTTTGGTCGGTGGATAGTTGCCGTTTATTCTTTTTTTAATTTTGTGCAAAATAAAGATTCAGAATATCTCTAATTGCTGTCGACTTGCCAATTTCGTGCTTATTTGCATACTGTTCAAGCTTCTCGTCAAGCTCTTTTGTGATGCGCAATCTAACAGTGTGTGTCAATTGTGCACTTGGTCGACCCATTTTAGGATTATCTGTTTTTTTAATATAAGCCGTAAAATAACTTCCTTTCTCTTGCCATATGAAATTTAATATGATATAATAATTGGAATTAAGGGTGGTGGCAAGCCCACCCTTATAACCTTTATGTGCTCTGCTTTATGCAGAGCCTTTTACTTTTCTTCTTCGTTGAGAAGATTTTTTACTTTCTCTCTTGCTTCTTCAATTGAAGAACTGCTTTCGAGAATATCAAGTACCATTTTAAGAATTGTCTTGAACTGATAATCTGTCATTGGTTCTTTCATACCTTTGTCCTTTCCGGCTTTGCTTGCCCAATCCTAACTCGTCTTTGTTCACCTCCCTTGACTGTAATTATATTATACACTTTTGTAGGTCAAAAGTCAAGTGTTTTTTCAATTTTTTTAAATTATTTTTAAAATGTCGTGTCATCTGCGTGTCATCTACCACATTAATTTAACACAATTTGATGTTAATTTAATGCAACTTGTGTTGCATTAATACAACTAAAAAAATCCAGCAAACAAGCCATTCCAAAGGATTTTGGCTTATCTGCTGGATTTCTGTTTTGGTGGAGATGAGGGGAATCGAACCCCTGTCCGAAAAGTATTTGCCAAGGCTTTCTACGAGCGTAGTTGTCGTTTTAAAATTCCCTTACCGCAGCACCCGACAACGGGTTATACGGCTCGGTAGCTTCTAATGTGTGACACAGCCCGAAGCATTGCTGTATTCACATTTACCACTAATCGACGCCCCTTACACAGCCGTGGTACTCTGTGCAGGAACGAGCAGCTTACGCTGCTAATCTAACTGTAGTTTTGTCAGTTATTTTAAAAGTTGCGGATTTTATAGTGGCTCTCCGCACCACTGCTCGCTTACCGAGGTTCACGCTCCCCGTCGAAGCCTTTACATCCCCGGATATAAACAAAGTTTAGCCTGTTTTAAGACTATCATTATACTATATATAACAAGCATTGTCAATCACTTTTTGTCATATATGCTAAATTATCAAATTTTTTTAAAGGCTGACAAAATGAGCCGCACAAATTAATGTACGGCTCTTTGTTATTATTTGCTGTGCTTATCTTTTTTCTTTTTTATATGAATTTCGGGAACTGCCACTGTATCATAAATAACAGATTCGTCGGCATTAGGTTTTTCGCTTGATATTTGCTTTACCTTACCTGTGTGAATTTCAGGAAAAGCAAGGTTTTCGGTTTCTACAAAATATTTATCCTTATCCTTCATAATATTACCTCCATT